GTCAAGGAATGGGAATGGGTGCAGGTTTATTCTCAGGAGCATCTGCTGGGACTACTGCAATAGCACCGACTGCAACTAGCTCAATGGGAGATTTAACTTCAGCTACAGCAATGCAAAATCAAACATTAGTAGCTCAGGTATCAGGTAATGACTTATTGGTACTTTTAAATAGAACTAGTAGAAACAACAATAATACATTCTAATAATGGCATTTATAAATCCTAAATACGAATTAATATTTGACGATAACTATCAGTTAAATACTGGTACTAGAAATGTCTATAGAATCCATGTTTATAAGGATGCTTATAGTGGAGCTGCTTTACCTATAACTGGTACAGAAAGTCCATTTATGATTGAAAGCATAGATACTGAGGGGGATTCTTATATTCCTGTTATGGCTACAAGGGCTACTTTAAATATCATAAGTAATCCTGCTCAGACTACCACCAACTTTAACACTATAATAACAGAGTTTTTCAGTGCTAATGATGATGAGTTTATGCTAGTTGCTCAAAAAGGAACTTACAATGGTTCTAGTTACACATGGGGTGATATCATATGGAGAGGATTCTATTTACCTGTTGATTCTATACAATATTCACCACATATGCCTTTAGCTTTGTCATTGACATTTGTAGATGGATTAGCTAAGATTAAGAACAAAAAGTATTACTTTAACTTAACTAATGGTATTGGGTTTTTTCCTGATGAAAAGATAAGCATAAAGAATATTTTAACGGAATGTTTTTTTAAGACTGATTTAGGTCTTAATGTTTGGATTAATGAATATTATAAGAACACTACTATAGCATCTAGGAACATTGAAAATATGTACCTTAAAAAGAATTACTTAGCTACTCAATATGGAGAGTATTTAAGTTACTATGACATATTAGAGTTTATGTGTAATAGATTTGGATGGGAGTGTTATTACAAGAATGATAGATGGTATGTAACTTCTTATGCTGCTCAAACAATAGAGTCAAGCATAATATACTATGTATATAATTCTGCTGGAACTTATCAGTCTACGCAAACCATAACAACACCTGCTGCTATAACTATAGATGGTACTGATAATTTTAGGCAAATAGGTAAGTCTTTAATCGTAAGTTTAAATAGAGCACAAAAGTCTTATACTCAATTTAGTCCTATTTATAATGTAAAGCAACTTATAGCTAATGCATGGTTTTTATCTTGGTCAAGCACTAACAATGTTGATGCTTGGTTAGAAACAGGCATGGTAGCTACAAAGCTAGATGCTACTGTAGGTGGATTATATTCTTCAGATAGCACTACTAGTGCAACTGAAACAAACAGAGCAATTAGGTCTTTTGGTAATTCAGTTAAGGCAGGTGATTATTTAACAATATCATGGTTAGATTATACATTTAACTGTACTTCTAGATATTGGATTAGAATAATACCTAGCGATAACAGCTCTGCACAATACTTAGATACTGCTGGAAGCTTTACGACAAATACAATTTATTTAGGTTCATATCCTGCTGGATTTCCTAAGCAGGTATTAGTGCCTATAGATGGAACTATAGACTTTATTATTTATAGACCACTATCAACAGGTGCTAGTCCTTTTATGGAATTATACTACTTTATATGTCAAAATTTAGGACCTGTATCGCAAATATATCAATATGATTCATACAGAGAAGTAGCTAGTAAAAATTCTCAGTTTAAATCAGAAGAAGACGATAATAAAGCTTTAGGTTTTATGTATGATGATATATTTAGGAATAGCGACTCTGCTGCAAGGTCAGCTAACTCACCTAAAGATGTGGCTTCATCTTCTTATGTAGGAATGTACACAGATGTAAACAATGCAGGATTCTTTAACACTTTCGGTAGAAATACAGCAGGTTCAAATCAGTTGTTTACTTTGGTTGCTCAAGATATTGGTATAGACCAAATACAAACGCAAACTGTAATAGAGGGTGAATTTAAAAGTGCAGGATATTGGTTAAATACTAAATTTAACTATAACTATGATGGCACTAATGTATATAACTACTTGTTAAAGTCTTTTAAATGGGACTTAAAAAAGGCTGTACAATCATCTGTATTAAAAAAGATTAATTTTGTTAATACGTTTTTGGCTATAGATGTATTCAGAAACTTAAATACTAAAGAATAATGGCATCAGTAATAAATGGGACAAACATAGTTTTATATGAATTTAATGGGTCTGTAAATACCCCATTTTGTGCTTCTACTAATTGCACATTTCAGACTCAAGTTGAACAGATTGAAATAACATCATTGGCTTCAGGAAGTTATAAGCAATTCTTAAACTCTCAAATTACATGGGCAGTTAGTTGTGATGGTATGATTGCTATTGGTGATTATGATTATAAGGATATTATAATTAAAATGCAAACTAGTCAGCCTATTACTATCAAGTTTGTGGTAGATAACGATAATGGCAGTGCAGGTCCTCTAGGTGACACTATCTTTACAGGGGTGGCTAATATTACTTCAGTAAATTTAAACGGTCCTGTTGAGGCTGTATCGACCTATTCCGTATCTTTACAAGGAACAGGCAACTTTACAATAAGCTAATATGGCGGTAATAAATGGAACAGATATAGTATTATCATACTATGATACAGCTACCTCTAGCTCTATAGCTTTTGGTGCTGCTACTAACTGTACATTTAACATATCTTCTGAACAAAATGAAATAGCTGCTACTACAACAGGTATTTACAAGCAACTACTTAATGGTTTAATATCATGGAATATATCCTCTGATGGCTTTATGGCTTTCACAGGATATTCTTATTTTAACCTTATGCAGAAGCTGACTTCAAAAGAAGTCATAACTATTAAGTTTCAAATAGGAAGTGATTACATTATGGGTCTTTGTAATATAGAATCCTTAAATATGGGTTCTCCTGTTGAAAATAGTTCTCCATATAGTGTAACATTAGCAGGAACTGGTCCTTATTACATAAATACCTTACCTACTACTACAACTAGTACTACAACTATACCTCCAACAACTACTACAACTAGTACAATACCTCCTAGTTCGACTTCAACTTCTACTACAAGTACGACATCAAGTACCACTTCAACTACTAGTACTACTTCAACTACTAGTACAACCAGTACAACAAGTACTACAAGTACTACTACAACAACAGACCCATACGAATACTATATAGCAGACGAGTATGATTGTGCTACTTGTACTATAGTGGCTGCTGACCAACGTGTTAAAGCTCCATTAGGTAGCTCTTTAAGAGAAAGTAGATTCTATAGATATCCTGGAACTATTAACGACTTTGTATATTTTGTTAAAACCACAACAACATCTGGAGATGCAACAATTATAAGTACTATTCCTTATATGACTTGTTCTGCTGCATGTGGTATTACGAGTACTACAAGTACTACTACAACCACCACCACTACTACTACGACTACTGACCCATATGTATATTATATTGCTGATGAGTATGATTGTAGCACATGTACAGTTGTATCGGCTGATCAAAGAGTAAGAGTGCCTGTAGGTACAACTTTAACTCTTAATAGGTTTTATCGTTATCCTGGTACAACAAATGATTTTGTTTACTTTGTAAAGAGTACTACAACTTCAGGTGGAGCTGTAGATATTAGTACTACTCCATATACTACTTGTTCAGCAGCTTGTGCAATTACTTCTACATCAACAAGTACTACAACAAGTACAACATCGACAACTAGTACAACGACTACAACTACAACGACTGATCCATTTATTTATTATATAGCGGATGAATACGACTGTGCTACATGTACAATCGTAGCTGTTGATCAAAGAGTTAAATTCCCTATTGGAACTACTGTTACATTAAACAGATACTATAGGTATGTAGGTACAATAGATGATTCAGTGTATTTTGTTAAATCTAGTACTACTTCAGGTGGTGCTGTTTCACTACAAGCTGCTTCATACACTACTTGTTCTGCTGCTTGTAATATTACTACTACGACCACTACGACAACCACTACAACAACAACAACGACAACAGCTCCTCCAGTTACATATGATGTGTATCAAGTATGTGGTGGGGTAGATTATTACTATGTTGATTATAATACATCTAATACATTTACAGCTACTATTAATAGCGTATGTTGTCAAAAAGATACTAGTAATGTTAGCGCTGCTTATGTTGCTGCTAATTACCCATCAGCTACATACTTTGCTTCTATAATAAATGACAACTGTCCTTGTATATAAACCATAACCATATAAACACACACAATGAGATACATATGCTGTCAACCTGCTATAAAGTATTACACTTGGCAGATTGAGGTCTTAATCAACAACTTTCTTGAACATGGGGTTAACCCTAATAAGCTAGACATTGTCTGTGCTATAGAAGATAACCAAATACCTGAGGATTGGACAAAACTAGCTAACCATTACAATAGTGTTAGATTCTTTTTTTATAACGATACTAGGGATGATGACTTTTACGCACCTTCTATTTACTTTAACCTAATGAAGCAGCATATAGCTGCAAGAGAAGAAGTTAAATACGATGTATTGTATCTACATGATTCTGATATTATATTTACTAAAAAGCCAGACTTTGAGGCGATGGCTAGAGGTAATGCTTGGTATTTAAGTGATACTAACTCATATATAAATTATGATTATATAAAGAGCAAGGCTAATGGTGTTTACGAAACTATGTGCGACATTATAGGGATAGATGAGGTTATACCTAAGCTAATGAATAATAACTCAGGAGGAGCTCAATATATAGTAAAGAACACTACCTACGAGTTTTGGGATAAGGTAGAAAAGGATAGCATTGCTTTATACAAGAAGTTCTGTGAGTTAGAACCGCATTTCGAACCTGTTACGCCAGGTGATTACCCTATACAAAAGTGGACATCTGGTATGTGGTCTTTATTGTGGAACGCATGGCTATTTGGTCATGAAACTATAGTTGACAAAAGAATGGACTTTGCTTGGGTTACTAGTCCTATAGAGGACGTAGAGAAGTACACTGTGCTACATAATTCAGGTATATCAAATAGCGATGAAGGTATGTTTTTTAAAGGTTCATATACAGACAGATTGCCTTACAATGATAATCTAGATATAAACCCTGAAAGGGGTTCTTATAGATATTGGGAAGAAGTTAAAAAGATTGCAAAAATATCAGTCTTTAATGAAACAAAACTTCAAACTGTGTTTAATAAAATATACACAGAAAACTTGTGGGCAAGTTCTGAAAGCAAAAGCGGTTCAGGTAGCCAATTAGATAGCACTGTTAGGATTAGAGCTGAATTACCATATATATTTAATAAGTTTAATATAAAGTCAATGCTAGATATACCTTGTGGTGACTTTAACTGGATGCAGC